TTACACTTTTATTACTTTATACACTTTTATTACTTTATACACTTTTATTACTTTTAATTTTAAATATTTTTCAAATTTAATAAAAATTTGAAAATATTTTATATTAATTATTTAAGATATAATAATTAATATAAAATATGGACGTTAAAGGATATACTTATAATGAATTTATTAAAGAATTTATTGAATCAAATTTTTATAAAGACAATATTGTTGATAATATTGACAATACAGAATATATTGAAAAAATTAAAATAGATATTAATTATAGTATTATTTGTATACATAATGTAACCAATACGAGTGAAATTTATATGATTGATAGTATTATTAATAGTATTGTGAATGATATTATGATTAATCATAATAAAGTAAATAAACTAAAGAATATTGTAGATGAACTTTTAAAATTAGAATTACCTGAACAACGATCAAAAGAATGGTTTGAATTAAGAAAAGGACTATTAACTGCTAGTAGTTTGGCTAGTGCTTTAGGTCATTGTTTCTTTAAAAGTAGGGATGAATTAATTTTAGATAAGTCAGATCCGGTAGAAAAACCATATGAATCAAATGAAATTACGGAATGGGGTGTTAAATATGAAGAAATCGCTACTAAATTTTATGAATTAATTAATAATGTAAAAATTTTAGAATTTGGATTAGTCCCACATCCAAAGTTTAAAATTTTTGGAGCATCTCCAGATGGAATTTGTTCAAATGATTCATCTGATGAATATATTGGTCGTATGTTAGAAATTAAATGTCCGCCAAAGAGAAAATTTACTAAAACTGTTCCAGGACACTATGGATTTCAAATGCAAGGTCAATTAGAATGTTGTAATTTAGAAGAATGTGATTTCTTACAAGTTAAATTACTAGAATATGATACAATGGAAGAATATAATAATGATACATTTATTTATGAAAATAATATTAAAGAAGGATATACAGCTAATAACTTACCTAAAGGATGTTCTCTAACATATCAAAAAAAAGATTCTATATCTTATAGTTATTTATATCCAGACTTAGAATTATCCTATGATAATTATATTAAATGGATTAATGAAAAAAAACAATGGGTTCTAAATAATAATTTTACATTTATTGAATGTAAATGGTGGAAAATTGAAAGATACGAGTGTACCTTAGTTAAAAGAGATAGAACTTGGTGGTTGAAGACAATGGAAGAAATTCATAAATTTTGGGAAGAAGTAGATTATTATAAAAATAATGATAATTCCGAATTAATTAATAGAATCAATAATAGTAAAAAAAGAAAATGTAAAAGAGGACCAGATGAAATCATTACAACTGATAAATGTCTATTATAAATTTATTTAATAGAATCTGTTGTTATTTTATCGACTTTACTATTACCAATTGATAATCTATCTGATAACCCAGTATGTGCCTTAATATGTTTTCTGTTATTTTCCAATTATTTTTAATCCATTTACATGACCATTTAGTATAAGAATCAATAGAATAATGTGAATCTGTATATATTGATATTTTTTATTAACACCAATACATTGTTTTATTGCTTCTAATATTGCTTTTAATTCTGTATTATTATTTTTTTGATTACTATGAAATCTTAGATACATTCCGAATATCATTATCTTTAAAATAAACACAATACATGATTTATCTTTATTATTTGAACAAGATCCATATTTTATTCTTTTTCTAATATCAATTTCAGTAGTTATTTCATTTATACTATATTTCAAATAAATATCAGAGACTTATATATTAAATTTTATGGATTATCTTTATTTATTTTGGGTGTTTCAGTTTCATTTATAACATCTATTACTGTTTCTTTAACATCATTAACTTTTTCTTCAATTTTTCCATTTATAGTATCAATTGCATTATCTTTTAAAGATTTAGTAAAATCTTCTATACTTGATATATTTGTGTTTTGCGAAGATCCCATTTTATTAGCCATCATATTTAATAATTCTAGTTTACTATCAATATCATTTACTACTTTTTTATCATCACTTATGTTTTTATTATTATATTCTACTGGTAATGTATTATTCATTTCTTTTTTAAAATCAAATGTTTTTTTCTTATCACCTGCTTTACCACCACTAAATTCTTGTTCAATTTGTTTCCTCTTGATATTTTCAATTGATTTACAAAATTGTTTAAATGCTGCTTCATGAGATGGACTATCTTCATATTTACCCGATAATTGTAAATATTGCCAACCCTCAGTTTTAAGTTGTTCTGTTACTATTGAATATGTATAATAGTTCTTATCTAGAGAAAATAATTGAAGGAATCCATTACAAGCTGTAACTGTTAATGATATTGACCACGCGGCCCAATAACTTATTGTATCAAAATTTTTTGGTAATTTATTTGGATCCATTTGACCAATAGATAATATTGCGGGTAAAAATAAAGATCCAAGTGTAACTATAAATCTAAAACTATTATAGTATTTTTTTGTTTTATCTCTTTTCTCTTCATATAATAATACTTCATATAAGAAACGATTTTTAATTATTTCAGTATCATACTCATTTCTTAGTTTTAATCCATCTATGATATTATTAACTCTTTCATAATATCCAACATTCTTGAAATTGTTCATATTTATTATATTATTATATATAATATATTATATATATGGGATTTAATTGTAATAAATTATATATTGATATATCTAAACCATCTAATAGAATTATTGATACTGAAATTATATTAAATATAGGTTGTATAAAATTTTATAAAAAACCAATTACTTGTTCAGATATATTTTTAAGTAATATATCTGGTAACATTATCATATATGGTTCAATTGTTACTTCATTAAAATGTGATATACAAATTAATAATAAATTGGGATTACCCTTACTTGTTTATAGAAAATATAATGATTACTCTCATGAATTTATAAATGAAACTGACACTATTATTAATATACATCCACTTGGATTAAATTGTAATACGTTTGTAGATGGTGCGTCCACCATTCTCGAATTTGGCAAAGAAACAATAAATGGAGAAAAAATTAATCCAAAATTTAAAGTTCTAAATAATTCTATGTTTAGTTTATGGTATCCACATCAACATGGAACTAGTTCTAGTAGTATTTATAGTGATTTAATCATGCCATTTATTATTAAAGATAAATATTCAGACTCAATTGATCATTATTTTAATATCGATGAAAATGATTTCATCTTTATTACAAATTCAGTTATTTTTGATAAACAAGGTAATTATAATTCAGATGATCTATATTCTTTAGATGTTGATACCAATGCAATTATAAATTTTAATGGTAATTTAATAGGTAAATATACTCCATTAAAAAAAAATAACAATGAAGATGAATATGATATTAGTGATATATTAGATAAAAATAATTGTTCTAATTTTGAAACAGACCCAAAATTATATAAATTATGTAATAATCTACTTAGATTGCGTTTATCTAATTCTGAAAATAAATTTAGAAGACATTATTATGGATTAATTGACAATCATACTTGTAAATGTATTGATTTTAATGTGATTGGTCAGGGTTGTGGTTTTGTCAAACCATATAAAACAAAAATGATATCATTGTCAGTTTTAGATAAAAAAGAAATTTTAATTGATTTAAAATATAATCCGGATGTTTCATTAGTATTATTTGATTTTGATATTACTGAAATTAAATCATATTATCTTAATAAAAAAATAAATTCCGATACAATAAATACATTATCTATTTATACTGGTTGTTATATTAATGAATTAGATGATAATTATAAAAATATTTTTGATAATAATATATGTAAAATTGAATTTATGAAATTATTAAATGATTCAAGACAAGGAAAAAAATGTTCAGATTTACCATATAATATTTGCTGTAATTTTAAATTACTTAAAAAATCTAAAATATCTGATATAGATTGTGTTATTAAATTAATTAATCATATAACTACAAAAGATAAAGAAGAATATTATTATAATTGGCCCAACCATAAAGTAGATATATGTGATAAAAAAATTCGTAATTTTTATTTTAATGGATTAATGGAAATTTATTCACAGTCGTGGTTTAATTTTAATGATAAATCTGAATTACCCAGTATATTATTTAAAATTGAAAACTGTAAAAAATACAAAAATATTCACCCAAATAATATATTATATATTACCGAAATATGTAAAAAACCTAAACTAGAACCAATTACATGTTGTGGATGTAATACTAATAACTGTAATTGTCCCAATAATGGTAATAATAATTGTAATAATCCAAATGATCATTGGGGTAATTACTTTTCAAATCAAAATTGCTGTGTATGTGGTTATGAACTTAATCATGATCATATTAGTAATATAAAACATCATGTAATTGAATTTGATCCAACTTGTTTACCTTTAAATTTATGTGAATTTAAAAGATTAATTAATTATAAATTTAAAGAAAAATGTATAGATTTACATTATAATTGGAAAAAAGCTCATAGTGATATAAATGGATTCAGAACACCAAAGGGTAATTACAACTGTCCTTCAAATTTACTAAAAGATATTAAAATTGTAGAAATAATTTTAGAAAATAATTCACAAGAAAAAGACTATATAATTGAAGGAAGTAATTCAATTATGCAATTTTTAGGTATAGAATTTATGGGAATGACTAAAAAACATAAAAAAGATAAAAAACACGAATTAAGGCTTGGATTAAGTGAATTGGAAATAAAATGTAAAAAAAATGAAAGTTATAATGGTGGAACTGTTAAAATATTAAATAATATAGAAAATAATAATCACGATAATCATTTAAATAATATGCTTCATAGAAATGTATCATTAGAATTAAAATGTAATCAAAAACATACAGGTAATCCATTTAAAATTCATAATGATTATATTATGAATTTTACTGTTGAAAAAGATGATACTGAAATTTGGAAATATACTAATTATGATATTAATAAATTTCATAGTCTCCCACTTCATTTTCATTTAACGAGTGGATTTATTATAAAAAATAGTGAAACTAGTATTCAAAATATCAATGAAAATAATTTAGGTAGTTTGAATAGTTATTCTATCAGTCCATTAACATATATATCATTTTTAACTAAATTTTCTAATTATAGTAGTAATGATAATAATCAACTAGGTTATATGTTTCATTGTCATTTCCCAATTCATCATGATATGATGATGATGGGGCAATTTTATGTTGATGATAAAAATTGTTCAAATGAAATATGTAATATTATTAAAAAAAAAGAAAAAAAGAAAAATAAACCGTGTATTAAACCATCTTGTATTGAAACTACTTATTGTAGACCTTCTCGTATGAAAGATATAGAATGTAATCTTGATAAACCAATAGAATGTAATCTTGATAAACCAATAGAATGTAATCTTGATAAACCGATAGAATGTAATCTTGATAAACCATTAACAGATATTCGTAAACCAAAAGATAGTTATAAAAAAGATTTTAATTTTGATTTATCTGGGATTGATTTATCTGGATATGATTTTGTTGATGAAACATATTAATTAATTAATCAAATTTAAATCACTAATATGGTGAATTAATTTATCTGTTTGTTTAATTGGTGACCATTTTTTAAAAAATGAATTATATTCACATTGAACAATTATATCTGATGTTTCTGTTTCTGTTTTAAATAAATTATTTATATAATCACTATTTTTAATACCCGATATGTGGGCTGTTCCTGTTTTTGTAATGGCATCTTTATCTTTTAAATATAGTTCAAAAACCTCTGGTTTCATTGAAGTTGTTATTTTAAAATTTAAATATTTTTTATTATTTACAATTTTAGATTCATATATCTTTTTTAATTCATCTTCATTAAACATATATAATACATTCGAATAATTTACATTAATTGGTATATAATATAATCCACGTGTTTTATAATTTAATTTTGGTATAAATTCATCAAATACTATTTCTCTTTCTTCAATATCAAAATATTTTTTAACTTGAATATCACAAATATCTATTTTTGTATCTGATACAAATTCATTTTCTAATATATTATATACCTGTTTTACTCTATCTACAATAATTGTTTCATTTGTTTTTTTACCTTTATAATAATAAATATCTCCAATAATTAAAAACCATTTATTATCATTATCCCTTAATAGTTCTGTTTCAAATAAAGTTCCATCATATAAATCAGAATTAAAACTA